CCGGAACTAGGGGTTACTTCCCCCTGGGACTCACTTTAGAGCGTGAATTCCCGGACGCAGAATCCCTTCTTCGTCCGGCGCTCAAAAGTTTGCAGCTCAACTGTCTCAAGGTTGAGTGCGACATAAGTTTTGAACCTATGCCATCCGTTACTCTGTAATTTCGAGTAACACGGGTTGTACCAGTCCCAACATGGAGCTAGTGCAATCCGCTTTATGTAATGCGGCCTATCGACTCTTTCAACGATAGAACCGCCCCTAAGGTGCCCACTGATAGCGGTTAACAGTATACCGGGATGGTTATCAAACCATTTCCGGCGTACCACAGGCCGCGACTCAACTGCAAGCAAAGAGATCTCCTTATGACGAGGGGTGTACCTATTATATAGGATTCCTCCCGTCTTTTTGGAACCTCTAAGTTTGCTTAAGGGAAGCATTTCTAAAGGTACCTTTAATCCAGCATCATCCGCGTCCCAGACAGGTATTGGATAGATAATTTTACCCAACCCTGTCACGAGATAACGGATTGTATCTGAAAGGGGTACCTCATGATTTGCAGACCACACGTTGAGCCTGTTGATCAGTGAGTACACGTCCTGTTTAGTACGCAGCGATTGGCAGTAAATGCCTCTCACGTCGTAGCCACTCCAAAAATCGGAGCCACAGGACTCGCGAAAGGGCCCACTCCCGAAGCTCTTATCACCATTGACCGTAAAACCGAAGCGTTCAAGGATCCGACACACCATAGAGAAAGATCTTTTCTCTACGATTATGTCGTCTCCAAAAACGCCGAAGTTGGCCTTATGGTGATAGGGTTTATAGGCGGTAATATCTAACGCTTTATAAACCCCCAGAACTACGGAAGCAAAGAGCGCCGTCTGTAATGGGAAAGTAAATGCATTCCCCATCGACGACACCATATGCAACGGAACGGAGCTACCATCTGGTAGCTCAACTGCCTCTGAGCGGGCCTCCATTATCCAACTAAGGATATATGGAGGAAGTAATTCCCGCATTAGAGAACAGCTCACTGAATCAGACGCGTTACTTAAATCAATAGTACTATAAGTATCGTGTTCCGATCCAATGCGCGCTAGGATACGGTTACGAGACGGCTGTGAAGCGAGGTTTATACCAAACCTAGCCAACAGCTGCTGCTCAATCACCGCACCTATGCCCTTCTGAACCATCATGTTCAGCAAGGGTTCCGTACATATGGTCCTTGAAATATCGCGTGTTTTAGGGACAAACGATAACCGGCTACCCGGTACCTCTTTAAAACCCCCAAAATGGTTCGACCTTATATTTTCGGTCTCTTCCCAAAGAGGGTACTTAGAGGTTTCACGCTTGTATAGCGTGTACAGTGATTTTCTAGTCCCAGTTAAGAGCGACGCACATACCTTTCGGTAGAAATCGTTACCCTTAACACCTATTGATGCACCAGGTCCTACAGCCAAACCTGCCGATATTGAATCGACAGACAGGATGTAGTCCCCTCCTGGGCGAAACCAGAACTCGTAGAATGTACGAGAGGCCTCGCCTACCGCGATCTCTTCGATCTCGGTAATGGAGGTGCGGTCGATAGGCGCCTTAACATCACATTTGTTGTTAAAGGCAAGGAACTTAGCAAGAGCACGCCCATCAGCTTCAGGCGAAACTTGATCCTGAAACTTCTTCAGGAGAGAATCACCTAAAGCCAAACAAGCATACTCTCGAGCTGTTATACCCGGCCACGCTTTCTCACGGAGGTTTCCCTCAATGAGAGCAGCATAAGGCAAGGTTGGCAGCTTTCTGCTAAGATCACTGACCAAGTGCGTATAAAGAACGTGAGAGCAAAGGCTCATCTTACACTCCTTATGTGATGACCTTAGACTATCAGCTTTTGGCCGATAGTCTAGATTTAGGTCATGGAGACGTTGTCAGAATATCCCAGTAACACCGGTATCTCCGATACCGCTAGAAGCGGTCCAGAGTTGTCCGATGTGAAGAGACAGAGCTGCACGTACGTCTTCCGGATCGGCTAGATCAGCACCAGCAGGAACCTCGATGATGGTTGTTACCAACATCGTGGCGTAGGGCTGCCCCGCAAGGGGAAGCACTCCTTTCCTGGTGATCTGTTTATAGACGTTCCGCGGAACTGACGAAATGACACCCGTCACCGGGTTCGGTTTTCCTAAAGCCTTAAAGACTTTAGGTTTAACGAACGTCAGTGTAAAAGGCGCCGCAACCGAGTGAGATTCAACACCCGATTGCGTTCCACCCAAGGCAGTAACGGCGTATTGTTTACCGTTATTATCAGGGGCAGAGTCAAGCGTCATTGTGTAAGTGGGGCCAGTCAGCCCCGTCTGAGCCGCTCCCGTGATAGGAGACGTTACAGTCCAAGTCATGGACATCCTTTCATGGCATACTGCCAAATATCGTCGATTAAGACGAAGGGTTGAAATATTAACCCATCACTTACGCTTCTTGCGTGACACAAAGCGACCTTTTTGGTCTCTAAGCGGAGAGGTTTCAACCCTCAGCATAGAGGTTCTAACTTCACCCTCACAGTTTTCGAACTGGAAAGGATAAAGTTCCCAATCAGGTAGCCGAAGATGTACTGGTTTTTCAACCGGCACATCTTTGTCTTTCACTAGCATTTCAGCTAGTGAACTGTCCTTTTGCAGATCAAGATGGAGATAACCCCAGTTATGGGGCAATTCCTCCTCAAACTGCATTAGAGCAGGCAAGATAGCTTCGGAGGCCTCGACATCGTCGTCTAAAGAAACGAGTCTGACAAGACCTTCATATGAAGCTGTTTCGGGCATTGTTCCGAAGTCAAACGGAATTTGCGGATGATCTCTATTGAGATCATCTACACTCTCCACCTGACAAGGATCAACACCCACAACTTCGGTGAGTTTCAAGCTGACTCGATACAATTTACGTGATGTCATGATCACTCCTATAAGAAGATGAATTAACATTAATGGCTTAGGGTTGTCTAATCAGACGTCCTACGAGATGAGGTACTCGAGAAAAGCGTCCAATGCCGTCCCATTAGAGTCCTTTTCGGGACTCTGACGGTTTTGCGCAGAACACTTCGAGCAGTCCTCGACACCCGTAGGATGGGTCTCTAAGGAGACACGCATGACCCCGTAGTGTTTGGTCCTTACGTCCTTTACCCACTCAACCTTCCAGGAAGATTCCTGAGGGTCGTGGATGCAGAGCGTAAGGGTTACTGGACTTATAGGGTTGTGCATATGCCTCCAATTAGATCCTAAGTTTGTAATAAGGAGTTAGAGATTTGATATTATTTGCCAGAGCCGCCATGTTCACCCATTTTAAGGGTGAGCCGGGAATCGTAAACCTCAAAGAAGGCAACGGTAACCGCGGCAGCGAACTTCTGACAATTTTAACCTCTTTCTCCTCGACAGAACCTCCGTCACCACCAATGCTGATAAAGTACTGTCCTCCTAGTGCCTTGGCACGCGCGACGTCAACGGCACACTCAGTTTTAGCTGAGCGTGTTTTCCGTTGGGTTTTGCATACCCAGGTTACATCGGAGGTTATAGTAGTTGCAGCATTGATTATTTCGCCAACATTGACGAAATAGTCAACGAGGAAGGACCAAGGAACGAGCTCCCAAATGGTTGGCGCAAAATCGCGCCAACCAACGCCTAGCATATTTGCTATGCCTTCGGTGGAGCGTCGCCCCTCAGCGGTCCGTGAAGTGCCACACTTGTACCTTACCTGCACCGTAGTCTTGTACAACCTCTTAGCTTTGAGGAGTACTTGACCCGCCGCAGTTGGATACTCGGATAACACTTCCTCTCCGTTGACTTCCCCAGTGGCTGAGAAAGTCCGCCGGACGAAGCCTAAATCCTCAAACAGACGTTCGTAGGCGGTTATACCGTCTGCGATATCTGACATGAGTGGCCTCCATCCAAACGAATACTCAAGCCATGAATCGGCAAGCACTCTTCGAGCTCTCTTAAGAGAAACTGCTTCGCGTCTGCGTTTATGCAGAACACCGAAGTAGTCCTCAGTGAGCTTTTTGAGTGACTGAGCCGGGTGACGTATCATATGAAGAGCCTCGCGGAGTTCCCCGAGAAAGATCCCACCCTGAAATTGGGTTTGATCTTCCCGTAGGCGCCCGTAGAGAAACTTCAATGCGAGGTAGTCAGCAGTTGTCGCCATTGTACCGAAGTAATCCGCCCAAAACGTTGAAACGTTTCCGAAACCGACTTGCTGGCCGTTATGGCCAAACGAATCGTAACGGTTGATCTTGCTTTTGCCTGTCTCGAAAGATTCGGCATAACAAGAGCATGGTTTGGATTGGATGGTCTGCTTCACCCCATTTAAGGGAGTCGTTGCATTCCCTCCGCTTCTTATGATGGACTTCCAGTTTTCCAGCTTATAACCCGTTCTACTGTTGACCGCATGAATTACCGGTCCACTGTAGATATACGTAGGTCCTCCAATAATGGCGCCTGTTTGGGCGTTATATTGGGTTTGGATCTGCGAAAAGGGTTGCAGGTCATACTGGTGCGAGACTTGCGTCTCTGGTCCAATTAAAGACATAAGAAGACTCCGGTTAGTGGATGACAAAGAGGGTTAACTATGCCCTCCAGGGGACCTTTCACTTAAAGCGGGGTTTTATTGCCCGCAGCAAGTGGAGGTTCC